GTCCGCGTCGGCATTATTGGAAATGACAGCGGAACAGCTCGAGCTATGGATAGCGTCGCATCCGCAGGCAAGTGATCCCGAGGTGCAGCGAGTTTTGCACCCTGTCGTCAAAGACGAAAAAACCCGCGATCGCGAACGCAAAGCGAAGCAGCGTGCATCTGGTCGCGAACTGCACATTCCAATTCCAAAAAACATTGATCGACGTTTGGCCTGTCTGCAAGATCCTGAATTGTTGCTAACGACTTATTGGAAAAGCACCTATTCGGAAGCGTTTACTGAAGATCGGCGCGACATGCTGCGTTCCATTTGGCGTGCGGCAATGTTTGGCGGGGACCAGGCTATTGCGGCACCCCGCGGCGAAGGCAAAACCACCATTGCCATGGACGGCGGATTTTCGCTAATGGTTGCTGGAAAAAGCATGTTTCCCGTTGTCATTGGAAAGAACCAAGACGCAGCCTCGGACGAACTCAAGGCACTACGCGAACGCATCGTTGCCAGCGATGAATTCGTCGAAGACTTTCCAGAGATTGGGATCCCGCTTCGTTCCATCGGTGCATCACCTGCCAACGCACGTCTGTTGACGGTCGGTGGTAAGTTCATCGGAATGTACCTTGGGGTGAAGCACTTTGCGTTACCGAACATCCCGACCGAAATCCTGAATTGGCCTGCTGGCATCGAGTCTGTTGCACGCGGCCAGGTTATCGGCGCAGTTGGTATCGACGGTCGTATTCGCGGGTTCAAGTTTCGGTCGATGCGCCCGACGCTGGCAATCATCGATGACATTGAGGACAAGTACAGCGCTAAAAACGATGATTCCATCCGCAAGAACCAAGAAACCATCGAAGAAGATATTGGAGGTATGGGTTCGTCCGCCAAACGTATCGCACGCGTTTACCTTTGCACCACCTTAAACCGTAAGTGCTGCGCGTACATCTACACCGACCCCAAGAAAAAACCAAGCTGGAATGGTCGCAGATATCGCAAGATGTTGCAGCCACCAGACCGCATGGATCTGGTCGAAAGGTACATCGAACTGCGGCAGCTGCGAGCTGCGGACGATCCTGATGCACGCGAGGCGTTTCGGTTTTGGCGTGACAACAAAGAGACCATCGAACGCGGTTCAAAGGTTTCCAACCCAGCCAGCTACAACAAAGATTTGCATGCAGACGGTGAACCACTCGAGCTGTCGGCGGTGCATGCCTACTACAACCGCGTCGCAGATGTTGGCAAAAAGGCAGTCGCAACGGAAGTCGACAACGATCCGCCAGAGGAAGCGGGACCGCAAAACATGGGTTTGACGGCGGAAATCGTCGCCAATCGCCTCAGTGGTTTGGCACAGCGACAGGTTCCAGTTCATGCGGAATACATCACCGCAGGCATCGACGTAGGTAAGTTCAACTGTCACTGGACTGTTTGCGCTTGGTGGCGTGGTGCTGGTGGCTGCGTCATCGACTATGGAATTGCAGAGGTCGTCGGTAATGAAAATGTTCGCTTCCAAGATCGATCGCACGACATGGAGGCGTCCGAACCTGCCATCTATCGGGCGCTGTTGAATTGGCGTGATTACTTGCTGAATACCAGCTATATCGACGCGGCCGGCGTTGAACGCAAAATCAACATGGTGCTGGTCGACTCTGGAACCTACACCAACGCAGTCTATGAATTCTGTAGGCAGGTTCGAGGCATCTTCCGACCGTCGAAAGGTATTCCCAGCTATCGACCGAAGACGCATTCCACTGCAACGTGTGTGGCAGCGGCCAACCAACATGCGCAGTGGCTTGAGGCGTCGCAGATCTGGCTGCAAGAACTGGACACCGACTATTGGAAACAATGGGTTCACGAACGCTTCCTAACACCATGTTTCGACGAAAACAACTTGTTGCGTCGCGGATCTTTGTCGGTGTATCAGCCTGAAGGAAACAAGCGACATCTAAGCTACGCGCAGCATATTACCGCAGAAGAGTTGGTGACAGAGTTCATTGAGGGGAAAGGGGTTAAGGAAAAATGGGTTCAAAAAAATCAAAACAATCACTGGCTAGATTCGACATATCTGGCCGCGGCTTGTACGGAGGCGCTAGGGATTCAGTTGATCACACCGACCGAAGTCAGAGTGACAGCGAGACCGAAGCAACCAGCACCACCACCGCAACCCAAGGGACCACCGAAGACGCAGCACGGAGCAAGGTTCAAGTCGAGACCAGGCGGCTGGATACCGAAGCGACGCAGTTGACCGCAAAACGTTTCGTGCCACCAAATTGTTCTTTATGCACAGAACTTCGTCCTGACACTACCAAAAGCTATGTGACTGTTTATCACACGAAGCGCGAACACGGTTTTGTAATTCGCTACTGCAAGTGCGGGTTTTGCGGAAACACTTTCAAAGCACCAGAAGAAAAAACGTGTTGATACCATAGTCGTGGTATCAACTTGAAAAGAATTGTGCTGTTTCGTGCCATACTCCGCAAATGGCACTATCTTCCGCAGCACTTTTAGGCATGGTTGAATCAGCGATCGAAGCGCTACTGACTGGTGGTGCTTCGTCGTATTCGATCGGTGCGCGTACCGTCACGAAGCTTGATCTGAGTCAGCTGATGGAAGAACGACGCATTCTGCAGCAGGCAGTCGAACGCGAGAGCAGCGGCGGAATCTTTCGCAAAGCAGCGATTCGGAGACCTTCACCATGAACGTCTTAGATCGTGCTATCAGCTATTTTTCACCGAACTGGGGACTGAAGCGAGCGCACGCACGCAAAGTGCTTCGCAGCTATCAGGGTGCGGAATCCAATCGCCTTACAGGGTCTAAGAAACCTCGCAACCAGGCAGCAGACTCGGAACTCCTCGGACCATTTGGTGCAGACACTGCGCGAGCTTGGGCGCGGTCGTTTGTTCGCGACAATGCTTATGCTTGCGGTGTTGTTGAAACCATTGCAACCGCTGTTGTCGGCTGCGGAATTTCTGCACAGTCTATGGTTGAAACAGTCGATGGTGATGACGTTGAAGCTATCAACGACGCACGCGATCGCGTTTGGAATGAATGGTGTGAATCGTGTGACATCAACGGCGAACTAACATTCAGCGAAATTCAGTTCCTTGCACTACGCGAAATTGTCGAAGCTGGCGAAGTTTTAATTCGCATGCGACCAGTTCGAATGGATCGTTCCCGTCCTGTTCCGCTCGCGCTAGAAATGATCGACGCAGACCGTTTAGCACTGGACCGCGATGTTTGGGCACAGCAGCGATCTGGCAAACGCGTAATTCGCGGCGTCGAAATGGACGAAACTGGTAAGCCTTTGGCCTACTACATTTACCCCGAACATCCAAATGGTCCCTATGTCGCACGTGTAACTGAACCAGCTCGAATCGATGCCAAAGAAATCATCCACTTGTACCGCAAAGATCGTGTTGGTCAATCACGCGGGGTGACCTGGTTTGCACCAGTTCTATCCGCTATCCGCGACCTTGGCATCTATATCGACAACGAACTACAGGCATCGGCGGTCGCAAGTTGTTTTGCAGCAGTCATCAAAACCGAAGGATCTGCGGGCTCACTGCTTCCCAGTGATGGCAGCGACACTACTGACGACTATGGCAACGGTCTGGAACATCTTGAGCCAGGTCTAGTTGCACGTTTGAAGCCTGGTGAATCACTTGAGCAGGTCAACCCAGCACGGCCGGCAGCACAGGCGGAACCATGGATCAATTTGATGGTTCGCAACATCGGTGTCGGTGTTGGTCTTGGCTATGAAAAGGTATCGCGGGATTACAGTCGGACATCATATTCGTCTGCACGTACCGCAGAACTTGAGGACCGTAGGCGCTTCAAGCGATTCCAGCGGTATTTGATTTCGCACCTTTGCCAGCGTATTTGGGACCGCTTTTGCGAAGCAGCTTCAAGCGTCACCAAGCTTGTCGACGGTCCAGCACAGTTCCCAGTCCTAAGTGATTTGCTTGACGATCGCAGATCACACACGCCAGTCACATGGCAGGTTCCCGAGTGGGAATGGGTTGACCCACAAAACGAGCAAGCTGCCTCGGTGATGGCGATTCAAAACAACATGAGCACGCTGCAACGCGAGTGTGCCAAGCTCGGCATTAACTGGCGTGAAGTGCTTCGCCAACGATCTAAAGAGAAACAGGCTGAAGCAGAATACGGTGTGCAGCCTTTGGAGACGCAAGCGGTTCAAGCTGAAGTCACAGCTGCGACAGGCGGCGAAATGATGGGGCTTAGCACACTGCAATTTAATCGCAACAAAAAAGCCATCGAAAAAATCTTGGCGGAACTTGCAAGTGGTCAGACATCAGAAGCAAGGGCACGCGTTTTTCTCGCATCCATTGGAATGCAAGAACAAAACATTGCGGCATTGATCAACGACGCCACTGATGGAACGCCTGTTGTTTTACCACAGGAGACAGAAGCGTAATGACCACCGCAGCCAAGCCAAAAAAACTCAAGTCTTGGAAGAAAGACACGAAGCCACACGAACGCATGATCGAACGATCTGTGGTGATTCGCGTCGTCGAAGGCACACAAGGAAATACCGATGCAGTGCCAACACTGACCGCAGTGATTGCCAGTGAACATCCTGTCGAACGTTGGGACGAACAACGCAAAGAGGTTGTACGCGAAATCCTGCTGATGGAAGGCTTGGAATTTCGCGACGGAAAAAACAAGCTGCCAATCGTTGATTCGCATGATCGAACGACTGTTCGCAATGTTCTTGGGTCAATTCGCAACATTCAAATTCAGGGTGATGAGGCTGTCGGCCAACCCATGTTTGCACGCGATGCCAACAGTCAAGAAGCGATGATGAAAGTTGTCGACGAGCACATTGATGACTTTTCAATCACTGCAGACCCGTTGGAAATCGTCGAAGTTCCGCGAGGCAAAACAGCACAGTTTGGGCAACGATTCATAGAAGGGCCGGCCAACGTGGTGACACGCTGGCAGCCAACGGACGCGTCACTGGTAGCCGCGGGCGCAGACGTTCGAAGTAAGGTGCGGCGAAGTTACGAGTTATCGAAAGGAATTGCACGAGCCATGACAGCAGAAGCGATTGCAAAGCTGGTCGAAAAAGGCATGCCGTCAGACCTCACCGACCCTGAGCAAATCATGGCTTGGGTTCTCGGTAATTTGTCGGCGAGCGATCAGTCTTCAGTAACCTCCACCATGGGTGAAATGGAGTACGCCGAAGGCGATATGAAGCCAGAGGAAGAACCAATTCAAAAGATGGATGGCGAAGCGACGGAAGAGGTCAAGAACGCCAAACCAGCAGCCACCAAAACCCGTTCACTGGACCGAAGCAGCATTTTGGCCACTGAACGCAAGCGAATCAAAGAAATCAATGCTCTTGGAGAAAAAGCCAACATCGAACGCACCGTTGTTGACCGCTGGATTTCCGAGGGAACTTCCCTTGAGTTGGTGCGGGAAAAGGTGATCGAACGTATGGCAGCAAACGCCACTTCAACCGGAACGTCGGCTGGTGCTGACATCCGTGTAACCGCCTCGGGCGATGACAAATTCATGGCAGCAATTCAAGATGGTATCTTGATGCGTTGCCAACGCAGTAGCGGCGTGAAACGCAGCTTAGTTGGCGACAAGCCAGCAGAGGGTGCAGAAGATTTTTCAAGCGGTCGATTGAGTCGAATCGCTGAAGAAATTCTACGACGTGCAGGTGTTCAAACACATCGCTACAGCACTCCTGATATTGCACGTGCAGTGATGGGAAATCGTCGCGTGCTGGAACGCATGGGAATCCGTCGCGACTCACCGTATCACACGACGGGTTCGTTCGTGAACTTGTTGTTGAATATCGCCAACAAAAGCTTACTGGCTGCTTACGACGAGTCGCCATTTACTTGGAATTTGTGGGCTCGCCAGGGTGAAAGCACCGACGACCTCAAAGCGATCACACGCACGCGATTCAGTGAAGCGCCAGACCTTGACGACATCCCTGAAGGCAAGGAATACCCAGAAGCCGGCATGAGTGATTCAAAGGAATCCTATGCTGTTGCCAAGAAAGGCAAAATGTTCACTGTGTCCTGGGAAACTATCGTCAATGACGATTTGGGCGCGTTGAGCCGAGTACCTGCAATGTTTGGCAACGCGGCACGTCGAACCCAAAACAAGAAGGTTTACGAGGTTTTGACCGCTAACGCACTGATGGGTGACGGATACGCACTGTTCAGTTCGTCGCACGCGTCGGGTGACAACACTTCGGGAGCCGCAGCTGCACCGAGCGTTACCACGCTCAACGCTGGGTTCACTAAGATGCGATTGCAAAAGGGTCTAACTACCGATGCAGTTCTTGGGTTGATTCCACGATTTTTGATTGTCCCAGTTGCCTATGAGGCGACCGCACTCGAAATCGTCAATTCGATCAGTTACAACGCGGCCAACAATAATGAAGGCGTGAAGAACTTGTACGGTCCAACTGGACCTCGCAATTTGACCGTCATCGGTGAACCAACATTGGACGCTGCAAGTTCAACGACTTGGTATCTCGCAGCTGATCCGATGCAAATCGATACGGTTGAACTCACGTTCTTGGCTGGCGAAGAATCGCCACAGATCGACACTGAGTGGGATTTCGATACTGACACCTACAAAAACAAGGTTCGCCAAACCTTTGGTGTCAAGGCTATCGATTGGCGTGGGTTGTATCGCAACTCTGCGTGAACCTAATTTGACCTAGCAACAAATCCCAGAGCTAGTTCGTCATGGGGCGACTAGCTCACCCCTTTCAAAAGCGATTCATTTGCAATAAGCGAGATTGATAAGATGGCAGGTTTACAAGATTTTGAATCCTATGTTGACGATTTTGTTGGAACGAGCGTCACTCTTCCAGCTTCCGCCAACATTGGGACACCCTGGTTGATTGTTGACACTTCATCCTCCGGCACTCCAACGTACGTTCGGGCAGGTTCAGCGGCAACACTGACTCTTGCGTCGACCAGCGAAGTCGAAAACGTGTGCCTAGCACATGGCGATTCGCTGGCTTTCGACATCGACGACATTCAACGTGTTGTGATGCGAGCCAAACTTGGTGCTGCATTTACCAGCGGTAGCGAGTTGGTGTTTGGTGTTGGTTCCGCACGCAATGACACCACTGACAGCGTTGCGGCTAATGCCTGGTTCAAGATGGTTGGTGCTAACAGCACGACTGCAGTTTACGTCGAAACCGACGACGGAACCCGCGATAACGACGATGTTGCTACTGGTGCAACATTGGGAACGTCGTACAAAGAATTTGTCATCGACTTCACTGGCGGAAAGTCAAACGTCAAATTCTACATCGACGGGGCTCGCGTTGCAGCTTCGACAACCTTTGATATGAGCGGTTATAGCAGCGGCCTGCAACCGATCATTCAGTTGCAAAAAGCTGCCAACACCAACGTTGACGCTGTTTCGATCGACTATGTGGAAGTCGTTTGCAAGCGACGTGCAGCCTAACCACCGATGACACTGCGCGACGCATTTGAAACCGACGCTGCGATGTTTACGTCAACCAGTGACTTTGGCGAGACGGTGATCTACCGACCTCGCCTAGTCTCCGAACGTAACATTGCAGCCGTTGTTATTCGCCAACAGGCGGAACAAGTCAGCGGTGACGAAAACCGCGTTGCGACCGTGTTTGAGGTGCATGTGGCTAACAACTCGACGACAGGAATTGCAACCACAGAAATCGACCTTGGCGGCGACATGATCGACATCGCAGATCGAGTCGGCAAAACGCCAAAACCAAGATCGATTTTGCAGATCCTAGACCAAGATGAAGGAATGGTTGTTCTCCGATGCCAGTAGCGGAACCAACAGCGGTTGACGTTCTTGATGAGTTGGAAACGCGTTTAGCGTGGCTAACAACGTCGGAAATCGTTTTTCCATCCCGCGAAAACTCTGACAACGACCCAGAAGGCAAACCAGAGAGTCCAAAAGATTCACAGGTAGTCGTTTCGGTCGCCAACCTTACCCGCGTTGCGGATCTGGATTTACCAGGCAATCCACCGCGCGAGTGCTGGGAACTGGAAATCAAACTTCGCTTGCGGCTAATGCCAAGTGAAACAGACAGCGAGTCAATTGACTGGAAGTTGATGCGGTACGTGCGTGATGTGCGTCAAGCAGTGACGGGCGGCGACACCTACCTAGACGACTGGTTCAATTTCAACGGTAACGCACTGGACGCGAATTGGGGCGACACCATGGAACGTGTTTCAACCGATGGAACCAGCCAAAGCGACGGATATGTGCTGACGTTGAACATACGAATTCGCGTGACACCAGGGGCGCTGTGATGTTGTTTGTCAGCGTAAAAGGAAAAGTGAATCAGTTAGCGAAAGCGTTAGGTGATGAAGCACCAAAACGACTGAAAAAAGAAGTAGCGTCTGCAGTCAATGCAGCAGCCAAACGTACTCAAAACCTACTTGCCAAGGAAGTATCCAAAGAACTTGCAACGTCCCAAAAAGTGATCAAGGAAGGTATTTCGGTTACAAAAAAAGCGACGCAAGACAGCTTGAATGCTGAGGTAACACAAAAGGAATCGCAGCGACTTTCGCTAAAGCGATTTTCAGCACAGCAAACAAAAACTGGCGTGCGATACAAGGTCAGCAAAACGCAGGGCCGCAAGTTTGTCAAAAGTGCGTTCAAGGCAATGACCCTGGGCGAGCACATTTACAAAAGAGAAGGCAAAACTCGTTTACCGATTCAAAAGCTACATGGCGCGTCTCCATGGGGTGTGACAGTCAAAAACAAGCTCGATGAGGTTGTTACAAATCGAGACATTAAACCTGAGCTCATTAAGCAGTTAGATCGTCGGATAAAAGCAGTCAATTTCAAGAAATCGCAAGGTTAATAGATATGCCACTACTAAAACGAATTCGAACACTGGCTGCTAAGGTTGAAACCACTCCTGGGACCGCAGAGTCGTTGACATCAGCAGAGGGGGTATTTAACGCTTACGACCTTATGATTCAGCCTTCCGTAGCCATGACGGATCGCGAAGGTAGCGGATCATTTAACTACCTAACCGCAATTAGCGAAGGTCAAACCGCAACTGTCACTTTCAAAACCGACATTCCTTGGGATGGCACTGCCACCGAACCGACCGTGTTTTCGGTGCTTATGCCTGCATGTGGCTGGGTCGAATCTAGCAATGTTTGGAAGCCAAAAAGTGAGGCACCAGGCACTAACGTCAAGACCCTGACAATTGGCGTTTATGTCGATGGATTGCTTAAATCCATTAAAGGTGCGGTTGGGACTTGGGTAATGACCCTTCCGACTGGTCGGTTCATCACCATCGAATGGACATTCACGGGCGTTTACATCGAACCAACCTCGACTTCGATTATTACACCAACCTACCTAACCACCGACCCACTACGTTTCGCATCAGCTACAGCCTGCACTTTCAATTCGGTCGCGATGGCAGTCGAACAGATCACCATTGATGCCGGCAATGAAGTTGTCATGGTAGAAGATCCGACAAACGCCAGCGGTTACAAGCACGGACTGATCGTCAACCGTCGACCAACGATTAACGCAAATCCTGAAAGCGTATTGGTTGCGACGCAGAACCGACACAATGTCTGGACAACTTCAACACCTTACGCCATTCAGATCACCCTAGATGGTCCAACGACATCGACGCTTGGCATCACGGCGCCCAAGGCACAAATCATCAATATTCAAGAAGCAGATCGAAACAAATTTGTCGTCGATGATGTTGAATTTCTCTGTACCAAAAACGGTTCGACGCAAAACGAAGAACTGTATTTTACGTTCACACCAGCTTAGTTCATGAGGGGGTTTTGTGGGGTTTTTGCAGCCTGGGGAACAGTACCCCATTGAGTTTACTGGCGGATGCCTTACTTGCAAGGTTTTGAGTTTCAAACAGCAACGCGAGGTTGTGAAGCTGATCAAAGCGTTGCAAGTCAACAGCGATCCGGAAGAGGCAATGAACCTTGTCGAACAAATCATTACGAAAGCGGCCATCGGCTGGACGTTGGCGGAAACGTTTTCAGTGGATGGTTTGCTTGAAAAGATCGGTTTCCTGGAAGCGATGGACATCGGTAAGAAGATAACCGAAGGCGGCAGTTTGTCGGAGACGGAAAGAAAAAAGTAAGAGTCGCAGCATTGCTAACCCGTGGCGAGTTGTGCCGCGGCTGCGGGAAACAATGCGTCGACCAGCCTTCTGAATCAAACGTACTAGAAATTGCGGATGAGACAGATCCTTTGGGAACTTGGCGACTAGCACAGTGTCCGCGTCGCTTTGTGGCAGACATTGTTGACGAAATCAACATGGCACAACTTGCAGACCAACATTTGCCCGTTGAAGGCGGGGTGATGGATCAGGCGGCTTGGTGGGTAAATTGCTGGTTGGCATTCAAGAGCGATTGCAGCCAAATTGACCAAGACAAACTAGATCGGGAGCGGGGACGTTATGTCTGACGTAAACATTGTCATTGCGGCGCAGGATATGGCATCCAGCGTGATGAAAAACGTTGCTGCACAAACTGCAACCATGACAACCAGCGTCAAATCGATGTCAGCCGGCGTAGTCACCAGCACGCGTGCCATGTCCGCGGGTTTCATGTCGTTGACAGCTTCGATCGCACCGCTTTTAGCTGCAATGCTGAGTCTCCAAGCTATCTTCGCCATATTTCAGTTTGCTCGGGATTCGGTTTTGGCATTCGTTGAAGCGGGTTCGCCTGCTGGTAAGCAGCTCGGCGAATCGCTCGAGATCGCAGGCCAAGCCATTCAAAAACTGATGGTATCCGTCGGCGGACTACTGGCACCGCTGGTCAATATGGCTGCACAAGGATTGACGCTACTAGCAAATACAGCTTCAACGATTCTTGCGCCAGCAATCGAGTTCATGTCGGCAGCATTTGCTGCGACTGGTCCTATCATGCAAGGCTTTATGCAAGGTATTTTGACAGCCATCACAGCCGCAGAGGTGGCGTTTGGCAATTTAGGTCCAATCATGGAATACGCTTGGCTATCGTTCAAGCTGGCGTTTTCCCAGATGATTGAAGGAACCAAATACACGTTTACCACCGTTTTACCCGCCTATATTCGATGGTTCGGTGAAAATGGCCATCGAATTTTGCTAGATGCAGCCGTTGCCATGGCGACCGTGCTCACCAACTTTGGCAAGAACCTCGGTGAATTTGCAGCTGCAATCTATATGTGGATTAGCGGCGGTATGCAAAACGGTTTAGATGGACTAATGGAAAACATCGGTCAGACCATGATGGTTGGTTTGATGGATGGATTTGAGGCACAAACGAAAGCACTTCCGCAAATTGCGGCCAGACAGGCCACTGAGTACGAAAAAGCCATTTCGGGCGAAATGAATCGTATCGGTAGCAATTTAGGTGATCAGTTCAATCAAAAGTTTGCGTCGCGCATGTCGGGGTTGTCGAGTGAGCTCGGGATTGGCAGCGGAACGCAGTCGCCAGCAGCTGAAGAAACCGCGAAAAAACTGTCGACCGGACTTGCCACCGTGGCAACGGCACAAGCATCCATCGCACAGCAGCTATCAGCTAGTGAATCGCGTTTGCTGACTCGCGGACAGTCCGAGGGACCAATGCAGTCGGTCGCGACAGCCTCCCAGAAGACAGCAGAGGCAGCAGAAGAAACACGCAAATCTAGCGATCGGATGGTCCAGCTTCTGGAAGAGTTGCTGTCTCGAAACTTTATTGTTGCGGAGGCTGTCTGATGCCAGTTAGCAGCGTCACGCGCATGTGGTCAAGATATGCGTCCAGCTTGACCCGCCAAGAAAAGAAAAAGATTCGCACGATCAATGACGCGTACCAGATTGTGCATGATGCGACGGACGATCGATTGGCCATTGAATTTGCGGCTGGTGTGCCTCGGGTTGGAGATCCCTATCCTGGCGCAGCGTTTGTTTTTTGCGAAAAAGTGCAAATCAACCGCGTATCTCCGATCATGTCGATCGCATCGGTGGACTACAAAGGCGAAATCGGTCCCAACGGCGAGGATGATTCACCACTTAACGCCCCCCCTGAAATCTCTTGGTCGGACACTGAAGCCGACGAACCGACCGACGAAGACATCAACGGTCAACCAATCGTGAACGCCAACGGTGAACCCATCGACGGTGTGACGATGAAGATCGCTGACAACGTGGTCACGATCAAACGCAACTTCTTAACGTTTGACCCCTACACGACGGGTCAATACCGTCACAGTGTTTCAAGCGATTCGTTCCTAGGATATCCGCCAGGAACTGCCAGACTCATCCGGTACAACGCCAAGAACGCGTATTACAACGACAACGTGTATTGGGAAGTGACAGGATCAATTCAGTTCAGGCTTGGCATTCGCACCACCGACGACAAAGCCTGGTACAAACGCGTCCGTAACGAAGGGTTTTACGAGAAGATCACTGATTCGTTTACGAGCTCACCGATTTTGGTTCAGGCGACCGACGACAACGGCAAAGCGATGACGCGTCCAGTGCTGCTGAAATCGGATGGAACCCGTGAAACCGATCCAGCAAATGCACATTGGCTTGAATTTCAGGTTTATCGATCACTGCCTTATCAGGCTTTAGGACTTACTTAAAATGGCTAACCTATCACAAACCGCAGCAAACGTAAAAGCAGGTTCCGCAGCTACACGGACGCAGTTGGTGCAGGCTGGTGAATCGATCACGCAGGGGATGCCATGTTACCTGTGGTCTGACAACAAATACTACCAGTGCGACGCCAACGACACTGCGGTTAAAGCACAGGCCAAAGGTATTGCATTGACTGGCGCTGCGACTGACGGTTACTTTTTGATTGCAATTGATGGACTGATTGACCTTGGTGCAACTTTGGCTGTTGGTATGGTGTACGTGCTATCCGCGACAAAAGGCGCGATTTGTCCTTACGCTGATCTAACCACCAATGATTACGTTACCATTCTCGGAGTCGCAACGACAACCGCACTACTCGATATCGACATCAACATCAGCGGAGTTCAGAAACCGTAATGACTCGCGTCGGTGTCTTTGCATCACCTGATGAAGCCAGAGAGTTCAAGCAAGTGCTTTTGCAATTGCGGGCATCTGGTTTTGCGCTTTTGGGTGGACAAAAACCAGCACCAATCTTGGAGGCACCTCGGGAAATTGTGTTCTGCAATTCCAGCGGCGCAGCAGCACCCCCATTTGCAGCACTGCAGGTGATCAGCTGCGAAATCGAAAACAACGTGCCAATTATGGAGGTTGACCAAGCAGTCGATAGCTATGGTCGCAGCGGTGCATACATATTCAACGGACCAAGATCGATTGCAAACGCAGCTCGAGGCGTCGGATTTGTCGGCGTGGTCATTGTGCAAGGCGACGCAACCACCTACGCTTTTGGCGATCGATTGCGAGTTAAAGCCAATTCCTACAACGTCGAAATGCACCCCTGCGGACAACTTTTGTGCCTTGGAAAATACGAAATACGAGGCGAAACCGATGTTTACTACGCCATTGATGTGGGATTTCCAAGTACCATCGATTTTGTCGCACCTGGCGGGGGAATCGCAGCTGCGACTGGAACCACAACGTTGACAATGGGATCTGCTTCCTGCGATATTTGGGACGATGCAGGCACGGCCGGCCAGATCAGCGATTCCGGTTCTGATGAGACCATTTACAACATTTTTGACAAAGCGGTTCCCGCGGGCGCACGCGGTAAGGCATCGTTAAACGGCAACGGTCTCTGGACATGCCAAGAAATACCAATCACCGATTTGCGATTGGACGGAGACGATTACCAATACTGGCGCGGCGGTCAGTGGACAACGTGGGTCACTGCTTCCGATTGCCCTACGGAACCATAGTATGGCAAAAGCACCCAGACACATAAACGGCGTTCCATTGATACGAAACGGAGTGCCTGCTATCGGTGACGATTGTTGCTGCACACCCAGCTGTTACCCAAACGCGTGTTTGATTGATACACGGGCTCTGTGCTGCCAGTATTACTGTCCCGAAGCGGATGAATGCCGTCATATCAATTCTTTTGAAGTCAATATCAGTGGCGTCGGCGGTGCAATCACCTGCCCGAGTAGCGGTGGCACAGATTGCTGTTACGCCTTTGATTGCGAATGCGACCTATTCAACACCACATTCATTCACGAGCTGGATTCGGTGTGCGGTGGTTCAGGTGCTGGTACATGGAATGGATGCGTAAATCTGTGGCAACTTCGCAGTCCTAGTTACAATGGCACAGGCCCTAGTGATGGATGCAACATTCCACCGACG